GGTGCATCTAAAGATGACGGTGGAGTCCAGACTTTTTTTCGAGTTTCTTTTTCTCTAGTCTGACTCGCACGAGAAGCTCTTTTTTCATTATTTTCCATATGCATTTACTCCTTCGTGTTTAATTGTAATTGTTTTGCATAATCTTCAAGTGGCACACCTAATTTTTTAGCAATTGCTACTTGTGAAGGCGTGAGTTTCACAGTTTTGCGACCAGGTTTACTACTTCTGTTGGCCGAAGCTACAACTTGGGTAGGTTTGCTTGTCGTTTGTGTTTCTACTTTACCAAATTTATGCGGGAATTCAAGTCTTATTCTCTTATCTACTTCTGAATAATACTCGTCCGATTGAGGGTCATAACCTTCCTCTTCGACCAGCTTCTTATGTAAGCCGAATGCGGTATATGTCATGGCCTCGTCTTGACCAAACCAGGTATTCTTACTTGCCCATGCTTGAGCTTTTGGATCTGGGTTAATCGGTTGTTCCTGAGTTTGTGGTTGAGCCTGAGGCTGTTTAACTTCAGTCTCTTTTGACTCTTCAGAAACTTGTTTAGACTTAATTTCCTTCAATCTTGCTTCTTCATAACCAAGTCTTGATATCTCAGTTTGAGCAGCAACTTCAGATTTTAAGTCTCCATCTTCTCTAGCTTTTGCTAGTTTAGAAACAGCAGCTTCCATAGATGATTTAATTCTGTTTTCCATTTCATTCACATAACCTGTGTCTAATTTGGAATAACGAGTCTTAAGAACTTCTTGCTCGGTTTGAACTTTTTTTGCGTATTCTAAGGCAGCCGCTTCTCTTCGTTCTGCTTCACGCATTTTTTTAGTTAACTTTGCAATTCTTCTTTTAACTCCTTCAGAGTAATCATCTAATTCTTTCTTCTGCTGATCTACAGCTTCGTCTTTCTTTTCTTCTTCGTTCTTTGTACTTTGTTCTTCGTTAGTGTCGCTATCTTGAACATTAGACTGCTCATCAGATTGCGTAGCTGAGTCATTGGACTCAGTATTGTTTTCAGTCGTGTCATTAGATACCTCGAGTTCTGTTTGAGTTTCTGTTGTATTATCTTCTAATTCAACTTCAGCTCCAGGACCTGATGTATCTATATCAACCGTTTTTTGCTCTTCTGGCATAGTTTACTCCTATGTTAAAATTGGTGAAAGATATCTTCGGGGTCTTTCACAGTAGCTAAAACTTCATCATCATTTAAAAGTCTAACTTCCCCTCCATCAATCATGATTCGGCTTCCTGCATATCTTGCAAAGATTACCCAATCACCTTTCTTGCACCAAGGGCCTTCAGGAAATTTTTCCTTGTCATAACAATGTGGTCCCATGGCAAGAACTAAACCACAAGTTGATGCGACTTGTGATCGTTCGATAGATTCATCTGATAAATAAATTCCACCTTTTGTTTTTGGTTTTGCTTTAAAAGGTAAAACTAACATTCTCCATCCGGTTGGATCTGGAAGTTTAGAACTTTCCTTATCCTTTATGGATTGATGTTTTTCGTATTCGTTTTGATTTTCTTTTTCGTATTTTTCTTCCAAAGCAAGTTTAATCTTTGGGTTGTCCGTCGAATCGGACGACGTTGTCGTTTGTTTGCTCATCTTTTTTTTGCTCCTTAGGGTTTAGCAGGTTAGAGATTTCCTGATCCAAATATTGGTAGGCATGTGCCTGTCCCAACAAATACTTGTATTTCTCCATGTTGTCAACACCACCTGCAACTAAATTATCTGCAATGTTTCGGTGTGAATCTTTTAGGGTTTTTCTTAGCTTCGTAACAAAGCCTTCAAATGTGATTGGTTCCATTTAGCATTTCCATCTTCTGCGAGCCTGTCTAAGTCTTGAGTTTGGATCTTTCGCAGCCGAAGGAAATTTTTTCATTTGGCCAGCACTTCTAGCACAATATGATTTACGTCGATTAGCAGCTTTTGATCCTGATTTGACTTTGCCAGTGACCGCTGTTTTAAGTTTAGATCCAGGGTTCTCACGTCTGTATCTTGCAACACCTGCTTTAGTCATACCTGCGCCTGATTTCGTTGAGCGAAAGTATTTCTTTGTTTTAGGTGGTTGTTTATCTCTTGTTCTTGCCATTTGTAAAAGTCCTTACATTTGTTGGTTTAGGGCCAGTGTTCGACGCTGCACGTTTTCGTTTTACAGCCGAAGCCTTCTGTCCAGCACTCATTGAACGCGCTTTTGCAAGTGGGACACACTTTGGATATTTTCTCTTGCTTCCCTTCGAACGACCGCATGGTTGATACTTGCCATTCTTCTTTGGAGCTCCGATGTCTACCCATTTCTCGTTGACCCATTTTCTCAGACCGCCTTGTGCCATATTAATATTTCTTTGTAACTTTTCTTCGGTTACTCATGACTTTACCACAACCTTTTGCAATTCCACCTTTAGCCATCTTTTTTCTTTTCTTACCACCTGGCGTGACTTTGCCTGAGCAAACTGCTGATGCATACATGTTAGCGTATGCTGAAGGATAAACTTTAAATTTTCTTTTTGCTGCAGCTTTTCCTCTTGGACAAAGTTTTGCCATTACTTCCAACCTTTTCTAGCAACTCTTGGTTTTCCTTTTTTTACCAAGCCACCTTTTTTCATTTCATTTCTTAATGCCTTATAGTCTTCTGCTTTCATATCAATCTCATCAGCATTTGCTTTTTTAGATGACATGACTGAAGCAATCACACCTGCAGGTGTTAAGTTTTTTAATTTTTTAAGTTTATATAGGTTTTTAAAAACTTTAGTTTTTTCTTTACCTTCTAAATTTAACTTATCTGCAGCTCTGAAAGCTTTGGTAAATCTATTATTCTTTTGCTTTTTAGCAGGTTCAGTTTTATCTGTTAAACCTTCTTCATTTGCAAGTTTAACAAAATCTCTTCTTGATCCTTTTTGTTTAGCTAGTTTAATAAATTTATCTCGAATACTACTCATTACTTACACTTTACTTTTTTCATTTTAGATTTAGTAACTCTTCCACCTTTTTTCATGAAACCCATTTTGTTTCTTACAGGTTTTGGAAGTTTTTTTAAACCTTTGTTTTTTGCTGGTACTGGTTTTAAATTACCTGGCATTGTTATTTCTCCTTTTTACAGTTACAATCATGGTCACACAAACATTGTGTAATACCAAAAATCTTACAAACGATTTCACATAATTTTTGTTTTATTTTTTTTAACATTATTTTCTCCTCATTATTTCTGTACCTTTTATTCCATACACAGCTCCAACAACAGAAATAAATAAAATTTGGAACCACATAGGCATATTGCCAAAATAATCAAAAAATAAATCTATTTTTGATTTAATATCCGGGTCTTCCGAAAAAACTGACCAAATTAATAACAACACGGGCGCTGAAACCAAAAGTAAAACGAATTCGTCCTTCCACGATTGCTGTTGATCAGATCTTACAATCTGTTCCATCGCAATTTCACCTTTAGCCATCTTCTCAGCATGCAATCGTCTTGCATCCGCCATCAACATCTTCTCTTGTTGGCGTTGTTTGAAGATATGTGAGCCTGCTTTAAAGGCTAACTGTAAGCCCTGCAACCACATATTAGTACCACTTAGCTATTCTAACTTTTTCTGGCATAACTTTTTGTCCTTTTACTTTTTCAGACATCACTTCACCAGCTTTTGGAGTTGGAATCTCTTTTCCGCCGTTAGGATAACCCACTTCAGTTTGAGATTTCATCTCTTTTTTGTTTTTTTTCATTTTTTTCTCCTATTTTTACTCTTTCCTGCTTCAGAAAGAGCAATTGCTATTGCTTGTTTCCTATTTGTAACCTTTTTTTTCGATTTTCCAATAGGAAGTTTACCTTTTTTGTACTCTCTCATGACTTTTGCAATCTTTTTTTCGGATTTCTTCATTAATTTTGTCCTTGATTCTTAAGTTCATGTTGTAAAACAGTTTTTGTAAGTGAAGTATCGGCTCTTAACTCAGCTAATTCTTCATTTTGGTCTAATTTTTGTTGATCTGTCATTTGATTCATCATTGCTTTCATCTTATCGACGTTAATTCTCTCTTCATCAACTTCTTTTCTTCGAGAATTTTCCTGTGCTCTGATGTCAAGTTCTCTTGCTTTAAGTTTTGCAATTGGATCATTACCAAAATCACCATTAATTTTCTTTTCTTCTTGTAAATACTCATTCATCATCTCTGCAACGAGTACAGCTTTTCGTGATTCAATCTTCATGTTAAGTTGCATCACTTGTTGTTGCATCATAGGGTCTTGCATCGCTTGTGGATTTTGTTGCATGATTTGAATTTGTTGTATCTCTTGTACAAATTCCATTTCTACTTGCTCTAAAGCCATTAGAGAAATATGTTCAAAGATATTCTTTTGTAATGATGCACCAATGACAGGATTATTTTTTGCCATGTTGGTACCCATAAAGTTTAAGTGAGCGGTAATGTGAGCTCTATGATCTTGACCTTTGAATGCTTGAAAAGGAATCCCGGACAACGCATCAATATGTTCTAAGGATGGATCTTTTGGCATCGGTTGTGGTGGCTTCTTTAAAATTAAATCCACATTCTTTACACCTAATGCTTCATACATATTTCTATAAGCTTGATATAAATTATGGATTTGTGGATTGGATTGAGCCAATTGAAGTTCTGTTTGTGCCATAGATATTCTTTGTGTTTGAGAGAATATGTTTGGATCTGCAACAGGTAAAATATCAATCTTGTCATCAAAATCTTCTTGCTTGATCATTCTTTGACCGCCTACCACATCATATGGATATTCTTGTGGTAAGTAGAGTTTGAATACTCTTGCAAGTAATCTAAACTCATTTTTAAGTGATGAATACAATCTTTTATGAATTGCACTCATGGTTCTTGAACCACGTTCAAGCAATGCAACGGTCGTACCCACTGCAGCCTGTTGATTACCCTCACCTACTTGCATGTCAGCAATGGAAGCAAAACGCTGACCCGCTTGTACTACGACGCCCATAAGTTGAAGCAATGTTGCACTAGGTTCTTTAAAAGGTAGCGGCATAAACGCATCTCTTAAATTGCCTCCTGGAGCATCTACATCTCTAAACTCTCCAGGTTGTATGGATTGTGCATCATCCCTAATTCGAATTCCACGCATTTTAAATCCAGCAGGTAAATTAGATAAGGTTCCAGCATCAAGTAATGATCGTAAAGCAGCGGTAGCTGTTCTTGATAAACCACCGATCATATGAATTAAACCAAAACCATAAAATCCTAGTCCAGGTAAAAATTTGAAATGTACAAAGTAAGAAATTTTACTACGTTTGGTATCACCCACTTCGTAGTTTCTTCTGATAGATAATATTTGTCGAGAGTTTTCTTCGATCGTTACAATGTAAGGTAATTTAATACCTGTAATTTCCCCATCGGGCCCTCGATCTTCAAAACCCTCTAGGTCTAAGTTAACATGACACTCAAGCAATGTATAGACGTCTTCGTTACGACCAGACTTTTTCATTCCTTCAAGTTCATGTTCTTTCTTTTCAACATCAGATTCATTTTCATAACCTGGTGTTAAATCAATATCTCGATAGAAACCTGTAACTTGTGATTTTCTTAAATCATTTTCAGAAATTTTAATACGATGCATAATCGCTTCCGCATCTTCTAATGAGGTAGCAGAATACGGAACGATTAAATCATCAGCAGGTACGAACTTAGAAACTGCTCGTCCTAATAAATCATCGTAGTATACCTTCTTAAAGGCTGATCCTGCAAGAGGTAAATGAAATAACATGGAATCAAATTCAGGTTCATATTCTGGCATTTGATCCATGATTTGGTAATTCATAAATTCTTTAACACGTTCAGACTGTTGATTTTTTTGTGGAGTGATCGCTCCAATAATTTGTGTTCTTACTGGTCCGTTGGCCGGAAGTAATTCTTTGTAAGCCAAGGCTTGGAATTGAGTAACCGCTTCTGCCAGTACAGGGTGCGTGGCACCTGAAGCACCTTGGAAGGGTTCTGATTTTTGTTCGTATTTAAATCCTAATAAATCTAAACCTTGTGTGTAAGATCTTTCCCAATCTCTTCTTGAAGATTTATAATCCATGTAGTTTGCAAATAATTCTGAACCAAGAGGCATAAGGATTTCCTCTGGTAGTAACTCTGCTAAATTGTCGTAGTGATTTTCAGACTGAGCCTGGTTCATGGCTCCTGGTTCAAAATTAATTTCTACACCACCATCTTCTAGTTGTGTAATTTCAGTGTCACCTAAATTAGGTTGACTCTCTTGTAATTCAACATTCTCCTCGACGGCAGTCTCAGGGCCTTCGATTTCAATTTCTTTTCTAACTTCGTTTGGAAGTGCTTTGTCTATTTCTGCCATTAATTTTCTCCAATTTTACAGTCTTAACAGTATTATGATCAACATTCAAGCCCTGTGGATTAGGTCCTCGTTTAGGAGGCACTGTTGTAGTTAATTTTGTTTTTACCATTACCAGTAATAAGTTCTTTTTCTATGAGATAAAGGTTCATCTATATAATCTTCTGGGTGATTAATCAAGCCACCTTGTCTAAATCTCATGATCGCTTGTGTGGTTGAATCCACTAAATCATCATGATCTCCATATGGAAATGATGCACATTCTTCAATCACTTCTTGAGCAAACTCTTTTGCTTTAGGTGCCCAAATCATACCAGACTCAAACAGTGGGGCTACAGAATTTACACGGCTGTGTTTGTCGTTACCTTTTGAGGGAGAGAAATTAACGACGGGTATCCCCATCTGTCTGAGCTCGTATGTTAGTGGAAGACCAGATGCTTTGGCTTCAACTAAAACGGTTTCCGGTTGCCAATAGTCATATTGTTCTTTTGCAACTCTTCTTAGTTCTGGAAATTCTAAACGTTCTTTCATAGCATCTAATAAAATTAAATGCTGAGGATCTCCTTCATTTTCTTGAAAGACTCCCCACGTTGTAATGGCAGAATAGTCTGCAGTTTCTTTTTTTAAAAATGCAGTATCATAACTTTGAATGACATGTTGTAGGGGTGGTAAATAATCTTTGTCCCAATCTTGCCACCATTCTCTTTTTAAAATTGCACCTTCTTCTGCAGTTGGGTTTTGCATATACTGTGCATTCCATTTTGCAATTCCAGCAGAAGCTTTCACCGCAAGTAAATCTTCTATCTTCCAATACTCAGGCCATACCGGTTTATCGTTAGGTAAGATTGCAGGAAACTCAATCACTTCCCATTGATCTGCTTTTGATTCTTTTGCTGCTGCATTTACAAGTTGTGCAGTTAAATCTTTTGTTGACCATCTTGTCATAACAAGAACAATAGCTCCACCTGGCTGCATCCTTTGTCGTGGTCCTGAAGTATACCATTCCCATGCATTATCAAATGCAGTTTGTGAATTAACATCTTGCTCGGAATGTGGATCATCAATAATTAATAAATCTGCACCTCGTCCTGTAACCGCACCGGATACACCAACCGCAAAATATTCACCGCCTCCATTGGTTTCCCAACGTCCTGCAGCTTTTGAATCTTCTCTTAATCTTGTGCTAAATAATTCTTTGTACTCATCTGAATCCATTAAAGTTTTAGCCTTACGACCAAATCTTATTGCAAGTTCTGCTGTGTGAGTTGCCTGAATAATTTTTAAATTTGGTTTGTTACCAATCATCCAAGCGGGTAAAAAATAAGATGCAAATTCTGATTTAGTATGCCGTGGTGGCATATTGATAATGAGTCTCTTTAAATCCCCATTTTGAATTCTATTGAATGCATCAGAAATTTTTTTATGATGGTACCCTTCCACAAATTCTGGCCATACATGTTTTACAAATGATAAAAAATCATTTTTCAAGACAGTTTGTTTTTGTATCTTAGCTTTTGCTAGGATATCCATTTTAAGTTGTCTTCTAACTTTAGGATCCGTTATTTGATTTATTTTCTGTATATCAAGCATAATATTTAATTATGGTACCAAAAAGTATTTAGCAGGAATCTATGTCTAAATCAAACACTATAGTGCATATACTAGGATCCCTTTTTTTAATTTGTACCCCTCCCCCCTTTTAAAAAGTTCGACTTTTGACTTTGGTCTGGTACCTCTATTAGAGCGCCGAAGGCGCTCTGGGTGGGACCCGCCCACATGCTCTTCACTAGGTGCGACATAGTGTCGCACCCAGCATATAACAATTGACAGAGTTATGCTGCCTTCCTGATATTGTACTCCACATCACGCTCCAATGCTCTTGCACAATTAATCATGAACTTGTGTCTTGTTAGTTCTTGGTTATTAATTTGAAGACCAATGTATCTTGAGAAGATCTTTCTTGCATCGGTTGATGTGTGCTCTTCATCAGCACGAGCGTATGCAACCTTTTGCAAGAAAGTATATCTGAATACCATCTCTTCGATATTGTTCTTTCTTATTTCTCTAAAACCAAGACCAACCATTAGAAAACCTATTTGATCGCATTCTTTATGATTAAAATCTTTCTTTTTAAAGTTTTTACATTTATCTCTGTAAACGTATAACGGCATGTTTTCTCCTTTGTTAATTGTTATGTCTTTATCTTAACAAATTGAAATTTGGATCACAGTTGACAAAACGTCGCACCTTTTATTTTTTTTAAATTAGGGTGGGCCCCGCCCACATGCACTCAACACGCCCTGCGACAAATTGTCGCAGGGACACTATGACTGTTGACTTTAACTATCCACAGTTAAGGCAATAACCTTTAGGGAATGAAGCCCAATTGTCAGGTCTCACAGGATTACTACAACCTCGACAGATGTTATGGCGTTGACAGTAGTCGTGTGCCATGCGCCTTGCTTCCTTCTTCTCGTTGCCTTGCTCTATGAATTCTCTCGTCTTTGCTTCGACCAATTTTCCCATTTTGCTCTTTCGTTTTGTTCGTTAATAGCTTCAATAGTAGCAATGCAACCTAGTATTCCAAGCATTACAATGCCAAATAAACCAAGACCAAAGGCAATTAGATAACCACTCATTAAGCAACCTCTGGGAATGGTAGTTCTAATTGATTGTAATTAAAGTTCTCATCTTCTTTAACTACTCTTACACTATCAAAACTTACATTAACTAAATGATAAGTTCGATTGTCTTTATCGTTTTTTAAGTCTTTGACTTTTTTAACAGCTTGTGCTGTTTCCAAGTCGTATGCTTCGTCGTCTACTACTCTCACACTTGGAGAGATGTTTTTATAGTCTGTTTTTTCTATTACTATATATTTTGTCATAGTTTTTCCTTTCGTTAAGGGTATCCTATATTAAATAGGATACCCAGTCAAGTGTTATTTTTTGTTTTCTAATTGAGGTATTTTTTCGTTCCAAGATATTCCTATTGAATTCTTAAAAGTATTATCTAATGCTTCAATAAGCTCTCTCGGTACTTGCGCCTCCATAACTTGATCTAACGCAGTCTGTTTGATCTGCCTTAATTGAGCAAGTCTCTTACCTTCAGGTCTACTTTCAATATATCTTTTAGTAAGATTAGTAGCCCACCTTCTTAATTGCTCTTCACAATCAGACAAGGTAATTTTATCGTCGCTTGATCTGTAATAAGAGCTTTTACTTTCATCAGAAAATTTTGAACTCAAATCTTCTTTTTGATCTTTAGTCGCTTTGGTTTGGAAAAAAGTTTTTGCAACGGATTGCAATTCTTTATATTCCGCTTCCAATTTTCTAAAGCGATTAAGTATCTTGTCAGCTCCCATTTTTTTAGACAAGTTTTTCACAGCTTTGTTAGTTTCGGTTGTTTCGAATTGTCTTACCAACAATTCCTGCTCTTCTATTTGCGGATCAATCTTCTCTCTTACTTTTTGTCTGAAGTGATCAATCTGCCATTTCATCATGGTTTTTGCCATAGTTTCCTCCGTTGTTTTTTTCTCACTTTATAAAATTATTTTTTATATTTGAAGATGACAGATTGTCGCAGTTTTTAAAAAATTAAATGGGTGGGCCCCGCCCACATGCACTCAACAGGTGCGACACTATGTCAACTATGCAAGGCCCAGGCGCATGCTATATTGATTTCATAAAAGGCAATGCTATTAGCTTACCCTTTTAAATGAGCTCGTTGGTAGTTTCCGCTCGGTAAACTTGTAAACTACCACTTGGATACAGTGGTCAAAATGAGACTGTTATGGCTAGCCCGCGAAAGCGTCTTATCCATTTTGACCGCTGGATCCAGGTCTCGAGGAAACAGACACACGTCCCTGGACTCAAGGTTTAACTATGACCTTGTAAATATACTCTATAGTTCTCAGTTTCCTGTCTGAGGTTAAAACAGGGTTTTTTATTTTCTTTTTTTCCCGGGTGGGCCCCGCCCACAAGCTCTACCCTGCGACAATTTGTCACATTGACACAACATATAGTGTGCGACAATTTGGCCAATATTCCTGGCCCCTGGATCATGATAATTTGAGCTCATGAAAATAAAA